CTTCTCTCTATAATAGAGATCGTGATTGCCCATAATCATAATAACTTGTTCAAAGCTATCATTGAGTCTACGTAAATTACTTACTGTATAATTAAGTGTACTAACATTAATCGTTGCACGATGGTGATGCCAGTCTCCCATAAAGATACATTTAGTAATGCCACGTTTCTTTGCTTCACTAATCATCCAAATAATAAAGTCTTCACAGTCTTGATTGTGTAGACGTGAATTATTCTTATTACCTAAATGGATGTCAGTAAAAATTACTGCTTTATCAAATAACATTCATTCTCCTAGCTAAACGTTTTTCTGACTAATGAATCAAACCAGTCACGTCTTATTTTATACTCATATTTGTATCTGTCAAGAGTTTCATCAAGTTTATTGCATCTTTCAACTTTTAGAAATTCTAATATCTTATTAGCACTATTAAACCAATTTGGATCACATACATATAATGATCCTGGATTAGACCACAACGTCTGGTCTAACCTTGTTGGTTGCTTGTTATCAAGTAATCTTTCAAATAATAATCTTTTTAAGTTGTCAGCAGGTTCAAGTGTTGGTTTAATATCTTCACCGTTGATTAAACTATTAACATCCCAATGCATATAATTTAATTGCCACATGTACAACAGATTACCTTTGTCAAATTCGTCATGCATCTTTTGATGGTATGTATCATACCATACTTTTTTCCAATTATCTGTTACCTTGTCATTTACTAATTTATGATCAGTCCACCATATTTCACTATGTTTATCAATAAATTCTTTTGTTAATACTCTGAATGCATGACTAACCATATAATGAAAAGCATCTTCGTACGTGTCTTGATTACATATAATAAGTTTATCACATTCTATTTTTTGATCAGGATATAATAAATCTCCAAAGTAGTTACTCCATACTAACATATCATAATCTTTTTCTAGTGGACGCATAGGAGCAATAATGTCACCACGTATATTTTCCATAAGCCTATGACATTCAGTATGCTCTTTGTGTCTAACTGCATCTAAAACTAAAGCACTATCATTATTAGCCTTACCACTCCATTGCCTATTCCGGAGGGGAGGTAATGCACGGTAATAAAGGTCTGGTACAAACTCATATACCTGTGGACCAATATTCTGGGTCATAGAGTTACATAACCACCAAGCTATACTATCTTGTGTACCACCATAAGTACCATACACTACTGTGAGCATCTAGCGTCCTTTTATTTTTTAGATTTTGCGTTCTCGGCGTTCATTACTCTAATCTTCTCAATCTCTTTTTTCTCTTTACCTTCCCATTCAGCATTGAATGTTCTAGTGTGACTTGGATTGAGACCAGCTTCTTCTAGTAAGTCGTCTCTGATATTTTGACTACGTTTTTCTAAGTTAAGAACTCTTGTGAAGCTGTTGTTGATAGCGGCCGTATAATATGCAAATGGATTCTGTGATTTAAACTCGTTAAACTGTAATCCAATTTGACTAAGTTGAACTAATGCTTGTCCACGCATCTCATCTACATATGTGTATCCACGCCAGTTGCCTCGCATACTGTAACGTTCGCATAACTTAATATACATTCCGCCTAGTGTATTTGATGTTTTACCATGCGTTACACTAAAGTATCCATTATCAATTCCACCTTCCCAATGACTGCGAGTAACTTCTGTTAGCTTGTCGTCAATATAAGCATAATGCTTAAACGGAGGGAAGTTACATTTTGAATGTAAGTCTGCTTCTGTTTTGGGTTTGTTCTTGCGGTTCTCTAATGGTATATGATCAAATGTCATTACACGAATAACAATGTCAGTGTCTTTGATTGTATCAACTTCTACAAGGAAGTCTGCAACACGTGGCTTTGTTTTCTTACCAGTTAAGCCTTTTTCCCATCTAGCAACTTCGGCAACGTGTGCATTCTTTTGTAAACGTGTTGCACGTGATTGCCTTGCTTCTTCAACTGCTTCTGGTGTAATGTCATCAAACGATTCAACGATTAAGTCATATTCTGCATATTGATCATCCTTAACATAACAATAGGACATCTTGGATTTATGTATCTCTTTTAACAACTCTTTGTTTGTTAAGTAAAATTGTCTTGGTGCTCTTGCCATAATTTATTCCTCTGTTTAAACTATTATAACTGAATGCGTGTAAAAGTCAACCGATTTTTATAAGTCATAAATACTTGTGGAGAACAGACATGATTATTAATGAAATTATACAAATTAGAGAAGATGTAGGTAGCATTGCAGTGTTTTATGGTGGTCGCTTTCAGCCTATGCACCAAGGACACCGAGATGTATATAAACATCTAGTGGGTAAGTTTGGTGCGGATAACGTATTTATCGCTACTACATTTAGTCAAAAAGCTACAAAGGCACACGCTGCAGGCAACTACAGTGATGATCCATTTACATTTGATGAAAAGAAAAGCATCATGTCTACGATGTTTGGCATACCAGCAGACAAGATTGTAAACAGCAATCCATACAGAAGTGAACCATCTACAGTAGGCAGAGACAACAATACAACAGGTATTGTGTTGGTGTTTGGTGCCAAAGATGCAGGACGCTTGGGTGGATCAGCAAATGTACAAAAATTGCCAGATGATATCTCACAAATAAAACCACAAAGCGAAATGATATATTTTTACGAAGCACCTCTTATGCAAGGCGGTATGAGTGCAAGTGACTTCCGAGCAACAATGGCAAGTAATGTATCAACTGAAGAAAAACAAAAAATGTTTACTAAGTTCTTTGGAAAGTTTGATGAAAAGATATTTAGATTCATTGAGGAGAGACTGACATGAGTATGATAGCAGGTTTTCACAATTCATCGTTGTTTGATCAAGCAGGAATACGAGGGAACAGAGTATCATTAAAAGCACAAAAAGAAAATCCGTTTCCGTTAACAGGAGTGTTAGCTCCCTTGCGAGATCCAATGCTTGCTGACTTTATGGGTGGAGTTACATTTCCACTTACTCCGACAATACAAATGGGACACCAAGCTTCTTATGGAACATACGATGCTACACACACTGCATATCAACCAAATTATTATATTAATACACCAAGTCCAACTATAAGTATTACAGCAAACTTTGTTTCAAATGATTTAACCGAAGCAGCATACACAGCCGCCTCTATACAATTTTTTAAATCATGTACCAAGCCAGACTTTGGAGAAGCAGCAAAACAAAGAGGAACAGCAGGCACACCTCCTCCTATACTAGTGCTTGCAGCATATGGTAAAAATACTATGCATGCACAAAACGTTCCAGTTGTTATTAGAAGCTTCAACTACACAATGCAAGAAGATGTAAACTATGTCGAAGGCGACTTTGGTGTACTACCAACTATGCTAGTAATGTCGTTAGAACTATCAGTACAACTATCACCAAATAGAGTTAGAAAACAATTTGATATTCAACGTTTTGCAAATGGTGGATTAATGGGAGGATTCATGTAATGGCCACTGAATATAGAAGAGATAGTTTATATAAATCTACAACTATAGAGAATAATAAATATTTAGATATATGGGAACCAAGTGTAGCTGATATCAAAGGCATAGCAACAACTCCATACACTATACAACCAAGATATCACCAACGTCCAGATATGTTAGCAAATGAACTATATGGTAATCCAAAACTATGGTGGGCGTTTGCATTAATCAACCAAGACGAACTAAATGATCCTATCATGGACTTTACAGCAGGACTAAGTATTAAAGTACCAACAAGGTTTACGTAATGTTAAAAGACAATTGGCTTAACACTGTATCATCAGCCACATACAAATTTACATTTTATATCACAGATTCAGATGTGTGGAATAACCCATTTGCGTATCTTTCGCCCACTGACGAACCAGCACTCAATGCCGGCAAAGCAATTATTATTGCCGAAGACGGAGTAGAAGGCGCATTTAACATACAGAACGTTAACATAAGTGCCGCCGCAGCAAGTGTCAACAATGGCCATGCAACTGCAAATGAAATCCAATTTGATTTAAACGAAAATTTAGGATTTTCATTTATGGATAGAATATTAGCAGCTGGTAGAATGATGAAAAAAGAAAACGTAACAGGTACAAACTTTGCAGCACAATTATATGTTTTAAAATTAGATTTTATAGGCAGAGACCCAGTAACTGGCGCTACTGTTAAATACCCTGATCCATTTTTATACTCAATGAAGATTTCAGAAATAAATGGCTCACTTGGTCCAGCAGGTGCATCATATTTCATAATAGGCGCACCACTTGAAAAACTTGCTCAAGAGGATTCAGCAGTACGAGAAAGTATAACTGTAGAAAACATCACAACAGCAAAAACATTTGCTGATCAGTTAAAGATTGCACTAAACAAAAGTGCCCAAAACATGGTTGAAAATTTAGGTCACCCAGGAGCTGGCGGAGTAAAGCCACTAATTGAATGGGATGTAGATTTTGATCCATCAGCAACTATACGAGCTATTGAAACACGTGCTATTCCTGGATTTGATTTACGATCTGCAGAATGGGCAGGAACAGCAGATGCTGTTAATCAAGGTGGATTAGCAGAAAGTGTCGAAACATTAGGTATAAGACAAACAACACTGAATAGAGAAACACAGTTAACTTCGTGGATAGCCGACACCCTTGCTACAAATATACCGACATTTGCAGATTATAATTTAGAAGCAGCTAAAGGTGGAGTAACTTATGCAATTGAAGTAGAACAAATAACAAAACTATCTGGTGAGATGCATGGCCATTTTAACCAAGAAATAAGAAAAATTAAAGTAGTAATAAAAGTAAGAAAAACAGACACTACTCCGCCACCAGACGAAGCTAGTATTTTAGCACTTAGAAATGTAAAATCAGTACAAGAAGAACGTTTTGAATCACAGATATTGCCAAGTCTTATAAAAAAATATTCATATCAATACACAGGCGAAAATACAGAAGTAGAAGCAGTAGATATAAAAATTCAGAACGGGTTTTTTAATGCAATGTCTCCTGGTGTTGGTATATATTATGCAGACGAGAAATTTCAATTTGAATCAAATATAAGAACTAATAAGCCAGTTGAAGAATGGATAGCTAATCCACACCGTGACGAGCAGTTTGTCGTTTCGTCTCCGGTGAAATACCTAAGTGACTTACAATTAGATAAATTTAATGTTAATCAAAATTCAGTATTTGATATTAAGATGGTTAGCGCAGAAGGCCAAATGGTTAATGAAATTAGTCCGGGTTCTAAAATTGCTGCTGGAGCACTACAATCACAAGCTGGCAGATTATTGGATAATCAAACTATGACAATAGAAACCAAAGGTGATCCAATATTCATGGGTACTAATAATAAAAATTTCTTTAACACACAAACAGGTTCAGTCTATATAGCATTTGTTAGCTTTGTGCCAGAACCAATTGATTTGCTTGAAAGACAACGACGAGGACCAATCGACTTAGTAACAACAGGCATTTATAAAGTTACATACATTCATAGTAAGTTTTCGCAAGGCAAATTTACACAATCAGTTAGTTGTTATCGAGACCCGAACAGCAATCCCATTCTATTAGCTGATACATTAATAAATTTAGAGGTAGGTGAATAATGGCAGGATATAGTGGAATAGGTATAAAATCAACAAATGTTGAAACTCCAGGTAGAGCAAATCCGCATCAAGGTTATAATATTAATAATATTGCGGGAGTATATGTAGCTGAAGTAGTTAATGACAAAGATGTAAAACATAATGGTAAGGTAACTGTAATCATACCAGAACTAGGAACAAACTTTGAACGTATTATTTTATTAACAACACCGTTTGGCGGCAATACGGAAATTACAGAATCATCAGAAGATGTTACATCATACGAAGGTGCGCCAAAAACGTACGGCATGTGGCCTCAACCGCCAGCAGTTGGATCAAATATATTAGTAGCATTTGTTGGATCAATGGAACAAGGATTTTTTGTGGGATATCTACCACCGCTAGATCGTAATGCTACCATGGGAGGTCAAGCAAGTAGTAATGCATATGATGGATCAGAAGATAAACAAATACTTTCCGGAAGTAGTGAAAAAAATGATCTTGATGAAATAGATAATGATACTAGACCTGCAAACCCTGAATCGGTGGCTCACCTAAACGACTCAGGACTTGCAGCTGATCTTGTGCGTGGACACAGCATGAGTAGTGCAAGACGAGAAAGCCCTAGTAATGTATTTGGTGTTACTACAAAAGCAGGACATACTATTAGCCTAGACGATGGCGCAGAAGATGGAACTAGTAATAATATTAGACTAAAAACAAGAGGTGGCCACACTGTATTACTTGATGACACTAACGGTTTCATATTTATAGTCAACAAAGGTGGAACCGGTTGGATAGAATTAGATGCTGAAGGTCAAGTAGACATATACAGCCAAGGTGGCGTAAACATAGGAACAGATGGAGATTACAATGTACATGCCAAGGGAAGTATTAATATGGAAGCAGAGCAAGGAGTTAACATCAGAAGCACAGGAACTGAAGGTATTAAAATACAAAGCACTGTCGGTTCAATTGATATTCATAGTCATATCAATATTAACAGCACTGCTGATCAGCAAGTAAACATGTGGTCAAAAAGCAATACGTATATCAAAGGCACACGTGTTGATATAAATCATCCTAAAAACCCAGCAGAAGCAGAAAAGCCTACACCACAAAGTCATATGGTAAACACTAGCGTAACGGAAACCATTAACAGTAGAGTTCCAGAACATCATCCGTGGAAAGGTGCATCGACAATCCAAGAAGGATATCAGTATCCAAAAGGAAATTCAGTATCATGAAGAATTTAACTTTACCAACAACCATAGAAGAAACAGATTTGTTACCTTTTGATTTATTTAAGGCTACTGACAAAGAACTGGCGACAACACTTGTGCCTATTAAAAATTTAGAAGCAAGTCCGGCTATAATTAATTTACTGTTGCGTAAAATAACATGGCGTGGATACTCATATTTAGATACAGATGGAGTTAGAAAAATTGGATACAATTTAACTAACGGCGTTGATGGAAATGGACTCACCGAAGAAGAATCGTACAGTATATGGATTGAAGTATTTAAAGATGCTGAAAGAAGATTCAAAGAAATATTTGTGTTAGACTCCCTAAGCCAAAGCCAATATGATGGTATGTTAAGTTTGTATTATCTAACTGGTGACTGGACAACAGTGGGTTCTGAAACAAGAAAATTTAATCTATATGATTATGTAAAAAATAGACAATGGAATTATGTAGCAACTGCAATGGTTAATAGTGGGCCCAATAGGACTATGAGACAACTTGAAGCAAAAGTTATTATGCTTGCTGATTATGGAATTCGAAAAAATATACCGCTGATCAGACGACAAGGAATACAAGACATAGCAAGCAAGTATCCATCAAGATTACTTGATGATAAAAGCAGAGCTCAAGCAGAGTATGTATACTACGAATTAACAAATAGGTTCTTGCCCCACATGGCAGAATCACGACAACGGATATTATCATCTCAACTTAATAAGTAAAGGACGACAAAATGCATGCAAGTGTATTACTTTTAAACGCTGATGCAACACCTTTAAGTTTACTTCCGTTGAGTACAATCAGCTGGCAGAATGCAATCAAGGCCATGTGGAGTAACAAAGTACATGTACTAGAAAACTATGCAGGTCGATTTTTGCATACACCCACAATAGAAGTACCACTACCAAGTGTTGTTATGATGAACACTTATCACAAGCCTCCAAGCAAAGCAAAGTTTTCTCGCAAAAATGTATACTTACGTGATGGATACTGTTGTCAATACTGTGGTAATCTATTTTACTACAACGAGCTTACAATAGATCATGTAGTTCCAAAATCAAAAGGTGGGAAGCTAACATGGGAAAATAGTGTTACTGCATGCGGTCCTTGTAATGTAAAGAAAGCCGACAAGTTATATCCAAAACCAATTAGGCAACCTGTGCGTCCTACATGGTTTCAAATAAATCATTCAACAACCTTTCATGATCTTCAAATTCCAGATGCAAATTGGAAAAATTACCTAAAGTGGCCAGAAGAACGACTACATGTTGCTGATACTATCACACTTTAATAAAAATTAAATACTACTATAATTTAATTGATAAATACTTGTATGAGTAATATAGTAGGCTACACAACCGTAAATCAAAAGAATGCAAGTTTAAGATTAAATGATCTGGAACTAGCTAAACGTGATTTGATAAATCACTTTCATATCCGTAAAGGTGAGAAGTGGACACAACCTGACTTTGGCAGTAACTTACCGTATTATGTCTTTCAACCATTGGGTGATAGCACAGTTCAGTTAATTAAAGATGAAGTTTATGAGATTGTAACATACGATCCTAGATTTGAGTTAGCAGACGGAGATGTTGTATTACTCGACGACACAGGTAGAAACGTTGCTAGTTGGAACGCAACAAGTGGTAATGTTGTAGTTACAACAGACAATGACGGACATTCAATAACAGTAGCGGTCAAGTTAATATATGTACCAACTACGACTGCAACAGATTTGCAGATTAAATTTGACAGAGAATTTAACGAAAAAGAAGAGTTTTAATTATGGCACAAAATATTAGACAATCAAAACTTTTTGCATCAGAAGATTATAAAGCAGTATACGATTCATATATCAATGCTAATTTACAAGCATATGATTATGATACTATTCGTACAGCGATGGTCGAGTATGTAAGAAACACATATCCAGAAAACTACAATGACTGGATCGAAAGTTCAGAATTTGTTGCACTACTTGACGTAGTAGCACAAATGGGACACAACTTAGCATTTAGAGTTGACCTTAACTCGCGCAATAACTTTTTAAGTACAGCCGAAAGACAGGACAGTGTTTATAAACTTGCAGAATTTATTGGCTATACACCAAGACGTAACGTGCCAGCGTTTGGTGAGATGAAAGTAATTAGTGCAAAAACAAACGAGACTGTAATAGGTAGTGCAGGAACAAGTTTGGGTGGACAAGATATTAAATTTGAATCAACAAGCAATGTAAACAACTTAGATGATTTTATTGCAGTAATGAACAGCATACTACAATATGGTAACCAGTTTGGTAGCCCAAAGAAACAAACATCAGTTGGCAATATCACACAACAGTTTTATGAATTAAACAATACACCAGGACAAATTAAATTTAATGTAACTGGCCTGGCAAATGGAACAACAGCCACATACAATATTATAAGTGTAGACTATGACAACAATCTTGTATACGAAAAAAGTCCAAGCCCAACTAGTGCGTTTGGTGTTTACTATAAAAACAGTGGACTTGGTTTAACAAACAAAGACACAGGATTCTTCTTAGCAGTCAAAGAAGGAACATTAGAATTTAAAGATATTAACATTACAGATCCAGTAGATAACCAAACAATAGATATTAATGTTGATAACGTTAATAACAGTGATGTATGGGTACAAACTGTTAACACAGATGGTACAGTTATTAAACAATGGACTAATGTAAAAAATGCGGCAGCATACAGTAACACATCATACAACGGTGTTATGTCATCTACCAGAGATATCTATTCAGTAAAGACACGCAAAGATAATCAAATATCAATTAACTTTGCAGACAAGTCGTTTGGTAATTTACCAAAAGGTATTATACGTGTATGGTATCGTGTAAGTAAAGATGAAACATATGTAGTGCGTCCAGATGATTTATCAAACAAAAAAGTTTCAATTAAATATCAAGGACTCGACGGTAACGAATATACTGCACAGCTTACATTACAATTAAAGACAAGCATTACAACAGCTTCTGCAGCTGAAACATTGGATAACATTAAACAAAATGCTCCACTGGCATATGCAAGTCAAAACAGATTAGTTACAGCAGACGATTATAATACATTATTCTCATATCAATCTAATAACGTAGTAAAAGTTAAAAGCCTCAACAGAACATTTAGTGGACACAGTAGATACATTGACTTTAGTGATCCTACTGGTGAATACAGTAACCTATTGATAAATGGAGCTGATGGCAGACTTTACGAAGACAACATTGTTAAAAGTAAAACCACAGTAGTTGGACAAAATAAAGATTACATATTTGAAAAGTATGTTAAAAATCAATTAGGTGATTTTGATCTTATTAATTTATATTATACAAAATTTACAAATGCGTTTGATACGCTCAAAACTGAGTATTCATATGTAGCAAATACTACATATGGAGATGCAAATTTTGGCATAGGCGGATTTGTTTGGACAGTACCAGGTGGTAATATTTATAATGCTAACACAGGATACTTTATTATTAAAAATGGAGTTGACGTACAACGTGTAGGTAAATCACAAACAAATTACTTGAATCAACTTAAAGTAGGCGCAATGGTTAAGTTTATTACTCCAACCGGAGAAACTGTATGGTCTAAAGTATTAAACATATTTGCAAGTGGACTAGGCATTGACAGGGCACAGCTAGGTGAATCCAGCGGACTAAAGTCAGATGGACTAGGAGCCATTACATTAGATTCTGTAGTTCCAAATAATAGTATCATCGATATTATTGTACCATCATTTCAACGATTATTTAAAACAAGAGAATCAAATATTATTAAAACATATCTTGATGCAAAAGTTTCATTCTCTCTTAGATTTGATTATAAAAATCAAAGTTGGGAATTAGATAACACACCAGAAGTATATTCAG